TAAGAGCCACTGAGCCTCTTCTTCATCTATTCCGTACCCAACGCCTTCTTCAAGACAACGGCCAATGCCAACGGTCGTATAGCCTAGATGGTCTTTGTAGGAATAGCGTCGGTACCCTTCTTCTTGCGTTAAGACCTGGGCTATGCCTTCAATGTCGTAAACTTCATTCACGTTTATTTCTTTACCGCTTTGACGACGCCAGCGACAAGTGCGGGCGCAGTGTTTTTGAGGGCACTAATACCCCACACGCCGCCGACCATTGCGCCGTACATTTGAATATACCACTCGGGCATGGCACTTAGCGCCAGCGTGAAGTACGCCTCAACCGCAAGCGGGTCGAACAGCGCCCACACAAACGGCGCTGAAAACATCAAGAACGAAATGCGGCGCAGCCACTTGTCCTTGTCGGTAAGATTAGCCATTTCCCAGTCGTGATTGTTCGACTGCTTGTCGCGCAACAAGCGCGCGCGGTTCTCTTTCTCCGCTTTCTTAATTTCCTGCTCGCCTGCAACGTAATCTTTAACGCCGTTTACAATAGGGCCAAGCAGCGTCCCGATAATGCCGATCATGTCGCTTTCCTCTCGCTTGCTACAGGCGGATGCACGCCGTTGTGCAGCTTGTGCATACGCTCTGCCTCTGCCTTTAGGTAGGAGATGTCGGCAAGCATATTAGCCGTCTGCATGTGCTCTCGACGCAGCAACTCGGGAGCATTCATCTTGGCGATAATGTCAACGCGCTGCTTGATGACACTCTCGCCATTTTCTAGTCCGTCAATTCGCTGGTCGATCTTGCGTAGCCGTTGCTCAAGATCATGTAGCGTGTCTTGCATTGCCTTGATCTGCATCTTGCCGACAGCCGCAGCGCCAGCCACGCTAAACAAAATACCGCCAAGCGTGACGATCAACCTAATATCTATCGCGCCGTCCATGTTAGTGCGCTCTGCTGCGCCACCAATCGTGGATGCGGATGCACGTCCATACAATGCTGATCGCAGCAGCAATTGGCGGCAACCATTCGGCAAGCGTGCCGATCACAAGCGCAAGACTAGCCGCGTCGATTAGGTCTTTGTGAATGTCCATCACGCGACTCCATCTCGCTTGATTTTGCCGACCATGCTGGGCGCGGTACACCATTGGCCGTTGCTTGTCTCTAATTTAAGTGCCAATTCCTCGCCCGCATTGCGCGCTGCCTTGTCCGCCGCCGTTACATCCGGCACGCACACAATCTGCTGCTGAGCGGAAAGCGGCGTTGCAAACAAGCACGCAACAATTGCGAGGATGCGCATCATCATGATGGCTTCGCAGGCCAGACCGGATTGGCAGGGTCAGTCGTGTTGGCAGGCAGATCGCGCAGCGCCTGCCGATAATCAACCCACACCTGAGGAAGCTGTATGCCCAAGCCATCAGCGCTCGCGTCTACAGCGCGGAGACTTACCCAGTCCGTCTCGGCCAGCAGGCGATCTCGCTCGGCGCGCAACTCGGCCCAAGCGCGGTCGGTTGCACCCGCAACCCACGCAGCCTCGCGGGCATCAGCCTCTGCTTCTTCTTCGGCGGTTAGCGGATAGACGACACCGTTAATGACTTTTGTTCGTGCCATAATCAAGCCCCCTTCAATCCGTACCACCAGTACCGGCCAGTAAAGCTATTTGCACTTGGCGTCCACTTCACGCCGTCCACCACCGCCTCGTTTCGAACTCCGCCAATGCCGTAAGTAACCAATGTCTTAGAGTAATAATCTTCGGGGTAGCCGCCATGAAAGGCTAGGCTGGAATACACATCACTGGCTCGAAGTGCATGAAAAGTCATTTCAACATTGCCGGAATGGTTTGGATGAAAGAAAGTAACGCCTGGGTCTATATATGATGTATTGTAGTATGAGGAACTTTGTGCACTACCCGATCCACCTACGCCACTTTGCGCGGAGTAATAATCGGAAGAGAAATAGGTGCCGGTCGATTCCTCGCGGAACGTAACTCTAACCGCGGCAGTAACATCCGAAGTCTGCTCATAGTGCAAAACGTACCGCACATAATCGTCGTTGATGTATGACGATCCTTCAATTGCTAACTCCGAAGCTGCTGATAAAGTACCAGATAGCAACAACACAAAGTCTGCCGGGATACCCGTCAGCGATGCAGCGCTTCCGTCTGTGCGGAGCAGGTCGCCAGACCCGCTGCCCGCGTTGAGCGTAGCAGCAGTGCCCAGCGCAGTGCCGTCTAGCTTCGTGCCTGCCTCAAGGTTGACCTTGCCCGTACCATTGCCGGTCAGCGTTAGGTCAGTGTTAAGGTCGGCGGCGGTGAGTGTGTTGGCTTTAATCGTACTCATAGCTTATGCCCCCGGCTTAGTCGGCCACGTCGGGTTCGACGGGTCGAGTGTATTGGCGGGTAAGTCGCGCAGGGCTTGGCGATAGGCGCTTTGTTCCGCCGACATCGTGCGGTCTGACACAGCCCACCAATCGGTTTCAGCCAGCAGGCGGTCACGCTCTACACGCAGCAGACGCATTGGCTCTGCTGCTTCCAACTCTGCTTTCTTGGCTGCAATCTCAGCTTCAGTTGGCTTTGGCGTATCGGCTAACCACGTCAAACCAGAGTAGTCGTCACCGTTCCACGACCAGCTTTCGCCGGGGCGTAACTCTACTAGAGCCTGTTCTTTGCTGCTCATGCCAACACCTCCATAACGGTAAAGGATGAGGCGGTTCTCGGCTCATACGCGGTTGTGTCTCGGTCTGCGTGTGTTCTGTTGACATACGCAATCTTTGCCGCGTCATAACTTGCTATCTGAACGCCATAAGTCACTTGGCTAGTGGTTGACGGGCTGTCCAGATAACAAATTGGCTGCGCCGCAATCATATAAGTTGGAGACGTACTGGCATAAGGCAGTGCCAGTGTTACACGCGGTCGATTACTTGCTGCGTCGCCAATAAAAAGAACCGTCGAATCTCGCAACAGTTGGGCGTATGCCATGAAATCCGAAGTACCTAATGTTAAATGACCAATAATGAGCATTTTGCTTGAGGTGCTTGACGGCGTTATGTCTACAGTCAGCCCTGTAACAGTGGCATATGTGGTGCCGGTCACTGAAAATGTGTCAGTTTTTACTGCTTGAATAACCTGACCAATCTTGCCGCCACCGGCAAACGACAGCGTGCCGCTGCCGCTAGTCTGGAGGAACTGACCGGCGGTCCCGTCTGCATCTGGGAAGATTAGGTTGCCGTCGCCCAGCGTGACTTTGCCGGTGCCGTTGCCAACGATGCTGACGTTGCCGTTAGTCGTCGCAGCAGTGACTGTATTAGCTTTTACAGTAGACATTGATTAAACCTCCGGCTTCGTCGGCCAAACGGGATTAGCCGGTTCGCTAGTGGTTGCTGGTAGGTCACGAAGCGCCTGACGGTAGGCAAGCTGCTCGGCTGAAGCTGTACGATCCGGCAGTACCCACCAATCGGTTTCAGCCAGCAGGCGGTCACGCTCGGCGCGTAGGGCGGTCATTGCCACGCTGTCGGTTGCCGCCGACAGCGCCCCAGACACTGCGCTCCAGGTCGTTAGAGCAGCGCCGCCCTGCCACGTTACGTTGGCTGCAAATGAGGCTTCATCGTTGGTCTGGCCGGTGACTTTGAAGCGCCAGACTTCGCCATCTGGCTGGAGGCCGAGGATAGCTTCGGTGATTGCTAGGACGTTGGTCACGGCGTCACCTCCATAACGATAAGGCTAGAAGTTGCTATGGCAGTTTCTGCATTGTTGTAGTTGTAACCGCCGCCATTCTCGACGAGCGTGAGGTTTTGTAGGCTACTACTGTAATAGTTGCCAAACGCCTGTAGTTTGTAAGTCGTGGCGCTAGTTGTCGCAGGACTGTCTAAAAACAACGCATGAACAGCAGTTGGTTTTGTGTAACTGCCGTTGTTATCCGCAGAGTGGATTTCGCCAACACCAGTGTTCCATGTAGTATTGTCACCAGAACCAATCTCAGTTGATCCACGCACCAGCTTAACGCCAATGTATTGGTAATTAGCGTTTAGGACAGCGCCGTTAAACTGGCCCACAATAAGTATCTTGTTCGATGCGCTGGTCGGCGTAATTGAAACGCTCAGAATGTCTACAGGGTTGTCTACGTTAGTATTCGAGTGAGTAGCGTAGGCATCGCTGTACGCCCCTTGGACCTGCACAACAGCACCGCTAGATGCGTCTACAAACGACAACGTGCCACTGCCGTTGGTCTGGAGTAACTGCCCGGCAGTGCCGTCAGCATCCGGCAGCACTAAGCTGCCGTCGCCAAGCACTACCTTGCCAGTGCCGCTTCCCGTCAGCGTAAGGTTTGTGTTCGCCGTCTTTGCGGTAATGGCGTCAACCGATAGTGAACTCATAAGCCGCTCCTAGATAATCGAGAGGTTGCCGTCAACGGTCAGCGTTGTGCCGCTTGCGACAGACAGCGGCCCCGTTGCGGAGGCGTTCTCGGTCGAGGCAATAGTTACGTCGGTGTTCAGCTCCTGCTCGTTTACGCGGAAGATGTCGCCCGCGTTGGAGCCGATGGTGCCGTTCTCGCCCTTGAAGTAGCCGCCGCCTGACGTAAAGGGAGAGCCGCTTTGCGTGAGGTTCCCGGTAAAGTCGATGTTCGTAAAGTTACCGGCTGCTGCTACTGCTGCACCAATCGTAGAACCGTCAATCGTACCGCCATTGATATCGACGGTTGTGACTGATCCTAGATCTGACCATGTGCCAGTAAGGCTGCCACCTGCTGTTGCAGTGATTGCGCCTGCGTCGCTAATCGTAACGCCGCTGTCCTGCACAAGCTGACCGCTGGTGCTATCCCACCGCACAATAGCGTTGTCGGTGGACGAGCCGG